GAAGCGAGGTACTTCACGGGGTGATTGTAGTTCAACTCCTGAATCTTAGAGTTAGAGGCAATCGCCTTCTGGACCTGAGTGATGAGCATGTTTTGGGGCTGAGAAGCGAACATCTCACGCTCCTGGGTATCGAGGTAGGCGTAATTCGCATAGATGTCCCACTTCTTGCTGGAATCAGCGGCGGCGGCACCCCAAGTGATGCGGAGCTCCACATCGTGGTACTGAAGAGCAATGAGTGGGAGAGCAGTCTGCCAATTTTCACAAAAGGCAAAGCGAAGGGGATAAAACCGTTCGTTGGTAGAGCCACCGTAGAGATCACCAGCGACCGACTTAGAAGCGGAGGTCGCGGAGAGAGTGGGGGCAATGAGGGTAGAGTAAGTGGAATCTTGTTCATCCACAAGCTGGCCTCCAATTAACAATTCGACCTTGGAGATCACAGTAGTCCAGTCAGCGACGGCAACCGTCGCGGTACCTGTGTTGGGAACGAGGTAGACATAGTTGAGCATGTCACCCTTGCGCTCGAAGCGGACGGTGGACATACCGTTGTTCGAGACGTTGCCTTGAATGACCTGACGCTCGACAGTTTGGGAAAAATTCGTGTGACGTTTGTAAGTGGAGCGGAAAAAGCTAACCTCGGGTTGACCGACGAGGTGCACATCCTGAGCGCCGACGGCGACGAGTTGGGCAATACCACCAGACATTTTATAATATAGTGAGAGTTTATTTTTAAGCTGTCACTATCACATAAAATGAGATTTGATTACTGGGGAGGCTCTGGCCAATTGACATTTACCGGTGTAAAATTTTCGTCATATGTAATTCCTGTATTAGGAACATCACGTAGTTGACGTCTGTAATTATTCCATTTACTACGTGTAATGTCATCCATGTACACATCAGCGAGCTGGGTCCAATCAGTCTCGGATATTCTCTTATTTCTTTCTTGTATTATTCCTTGTATTTTCTGACGTTTGATTTTGGTTCCGAATGTTTCTGGGTTTAGATAAACTGTGAAATTTCCACTGGAATCTTCTGACATGTACTGATCAAGAGTAAATGGTTTAATCATAGAAGCTTTTTCCCTGTCTTCTTCTGGAATGGGTATCACAATATAGTTACTACTCTCATCTTCACCGTTTGGGCCGGTAGGAACACGATCTTCATCATGACACCAGCCATTTTTGAGTCTACGATCTATGATATAATGTGTTTTTAGAACAACGTCGCTCATATATTAGTAGAATGAGTTTATTTTTTAATCCATTCTTCCCCTAATTCCATAATAATAAGATAACTTGACCATAGTTACACCATAATGCCGCCCTTCTCTATTTACAAATACCCGAAATCTAACCATATCACCACCCATATCACCAGCAGACGCACTAACACCATCACCATGGTTATAATGATCTACACTGGCTCCGTATATACGTCCATGGAAATGGGAGACCCTTGAGAACAGATCCGATGAGTCGTGGTCGACACCAGTATGATATACTTCAACAAAGAATGGCATCCAATTGGGTGATTTTCTAATGGCAAATGAAACATAAGAGTGACCACTACTCACAACGGTTGTACCAGCCATGGCAACGAGGCAGTTATCTGTTCTGTGATGATCTGCGTGACCACCACCACGAGCAAATCCAAGCATTTTATGGAAGTTACCCTCCATACACTGAAGTTCACCAGAGATCAATGCGTGTCCGTGAACATCTAAGGTGGCATAGGGTGGTGATTGAATACTACTATGGTGACCCGCACCAATCTGTAGATTTGTATCCGCTAGAACCATGGACCGCCCGACTCGGCCCAACTTGTAGACTTTCATTATTTCTGAGGGTTCAAGGGCGACACTCCATATTTGAGGTTTAGAAATATGCCCGTTAAAACCACTACCGAAAGAGTTCATCGAACCGTTAAAATCACAACCTATAGAAAGAAAATCTACGGCATCGAGTGCTTGCACAAGGTTACTATCTTGGGTTTTTGCTGTAATCTCAACACCATCTACAAAAAGTCCCATATAGCTGTCACTGGTGGAGAGAGCTCCGGTTCCTCGCTTTACTATGGCTATATGATGCCATTGTCCACTATTTATATTTGGATTCGCTGAGATAACCGCCGACGAACCTATATCAGCAGCGAGTTTATTAGCATCACGTAAAAATATACCCGCTAATTTGTAGGTAGCCCAACCACTTCCAACGTAAAAAACGGCTGGATGAGTAGTAGGTTGACTTGGATTCTTTTTTATCCAACACGACATGGTGTAAATCGCATCACCCGTAGGAAAACCGATACCGGCGCTGCCCCATGAATTTCCAATAGGATGTTCAGCATACAAACCATCGTTAGTTCCATCAAACTTGAACGCCCTTTCGTCTGTGTCATATATTGCACCCGCGACGGAAAAGGCATTGTTTCCTCTACCACTTTTATCTTTAACAGACGTAAAATTAAATGGATGTGTACTGGTATCGTAATCCACCAATAACTTCTCCGGTCTAGGAGTTTCCGTATCCACATCGTACCGCGAAACACGGGGCACATCGAGGCTGCGTGTGAGACTCAATGAACCCTTATCGAGGGTCGTGGGGGCGGGGGTGCCATAGTATCTCAAGTCGGAGATATTTATATTATCTACATTCGCTGGAGATGGACCTAATCTTAATTTAGTCGTCAGCAAAACAAAATACTTATAATATTTAGTACTATTCACTGTAAGATTCCTATATACTACTGTGTCACCCGAACTTTCCGGAATACGTGAAGTACGAAGTGAGGTCCCGGACGCGGTGGACACCACGGAGTCCACCACTTCCCAGTTATTATCATCATTTGAGCCAAGAATGACCCAATCATCTGGTGCGTGTTTATACCATGCTCCTCGTACTCCTATTGTATAGCCGTAAAGTTTAATTTGATATGGTAATTCGAGCTTGAGCCAATCACCCCGGTAACCGGCCAACATTGTTTGAGTAGCTGTGTAATATCCTGTAGAATCTGAGTACACATTATCCATTCCGTTCCATGTGTTTCCGTTCCATGGACTTGCATTTACTTTGTTAAAAGCCATCCATGATTGATAGTTGGACGTCGAGCCGGTGTATACACCGCTACTCGTCGCCTTAAACATCCCATGTCCCTCTATATAAGTACCGTGAGCCTGGCCCGCGGCGTCACTCGGACGGCGCATCCCCCTAGGAGGATACTCTTGAATCCGCTCATCTCCCGCCAACTCGAGTTGCCCCGAGGGTTCAGTGACCCCCACGCCCAAGCGTCCCTTGTACAGGGTCACTTGGGACTTGGACCTCAAGAAATAGTCTTTTTGGTAATCGTACAGCTCTTGGACCTGCTCAGCATTGAGGGCCTTTGAGTAGAGACGGAAGTTCGCGATGGAGCCGTTGAAATAGTCACCAGGTGTACCACCCGCATGTTCTTTTCTACCTAACGTAAGTTGCGTTCCAGTTAAAACGACAGCTCCATCGGTGGAACCCGGAAATGGACCTACACGCCCGTCTTCACCGTTTATAAATATTTTGTGCTTTGATAAATCGGATCCATTTCCTCCGGTAAATACCGCGACAACGTGATACCATTCATTTTTAGCAATAGTAATATCTGATAACACACCAGAACCCCAATGTGCGTGACTGATTTTGTTATCATAAAACATAATAGCCGACTGCTGATGAGAAGTACCTCCTTGACCCAATTGGACAGCATATGTATAATTAGTCGTTTCTACCGCATTTAACCATAAAGAAATCGTATGAACTGGACCGCCTCCGGTTGTTAACCCGTGTGCTCCAGTTACGTATTGCGAAGACCCATTGAACTTGAAAGAATCAATGCCACCCGTCGAATCCAATGTGGGTGAATGTCCCGAGACGGCTCCGGTATTCGTATTTGGGGAAAGGTCTGGAATAGGACTCTGTACTGTACTTTCGCCCTTCGCATCATAGTAGACCTCCAACTGGGTCCCCGTGGTCGCCGGCACGTTGTACACAGTCTTTAGGGTGGTGTCTAGGGAGGCATCACCCTCTTCTCGACCATAATATTCAATGTTTGCAATTTCAACCGCTGAATAGTTAGCACCCTGGTTATCTGTAGTTTTTACGATGAGTGCGAGATAACTATAATAAGAAGATGTCGTTACGGGTAAAGAAGCCATTCCGTAAGATTCTCGGATACGCGTTGGTAACGTACCTGAATCAACCAGGTACCAGTTAGTTCCATCATTACTACCAGCTATAGCAATATCCTTGGGCATTTGGTAAACATTTGTACCCGCAGCAGCGCGGTTACTCGCATAGACACGAACTTCTTCGAGTTTAATCTTTTTAGGCATTTGTAATTTTATCCATTCTCCTTGATGTCCAGAAATAAGCTCAGTTGTTGGAAGAGTACCTGAAGGTGTACCAGTACCGCCTGACGACTGTCCGGGGTTGTATGTTCCTGTCACATGCGTATAGTAAGGGTATTGCGAATGCCAATATGTTGTAGCTCCAGTCGCATCAAATGCCCTAAACGCATCGTTACCTGTGAGTTGACTACTCACACTTGCTTTGTACCCCAACGTAGATAAATTATCATCAGCGGTCATAGCCACCTCCGGGTACTTCCCCAGGGGTCGATCGTGGGGTCCCGTGTACTCGGTGACCACGTTGGAGTCTACACTCACGGAGCTCACATTGGAGACCCTATTGAGGTGCATGTTCCCACGGATATCGAGGGCTTCTTGGGGGGAGTTCACACCCACACCTAGGTTACCACCCATGAATGCGATGTTACTCGTTTGGTCGGAGATAAAGCGACCGTTTACGATTCTAAGGTTTTTGAATTCTGAATTTCCACTATGATTACTTTCAAAGAATGCGTTCACGAAAGCCCCACCAGTTGCACTGGTTACACGGGACATTACAGGGGGTGGGGTACCTGTGTGTTTATAGTAAAGAACTTGAGTTCCGTCAATTGTTACGGAAATGACATTTCTCTCAAAAAATACGTTTACTTTTCGGTAGGTATCGACTATAGTGGGTATAGTTGCTGTAGTCCAGGATCCATTGTCATATCTTAAACTTAAGGTGGTATCCTTAAAATTTAGAGTATAACCCAAAGTATTGGAAGTTGAACCCTCATTATAGAAATTAAACTCTACATACTTACCCGAACCACCTTTCAGTTCAAATTCACTTACCCAAGTATTTGGGAGTTTTAGACCCCATTTTTGGTCAGTGGTGTACGTTTCATTTTCAGTAACAAGAAGATCATTTTTTATAATGTTCTGAAGACCTTGACTTAAACCTGTGGTCTCAGCAACCTCAAGTTTACCCACACGAAGCGTGGCATTTCCAATGTCTAAAATGCCTGCTGGTGGATCAAACGACATTTATTATATGGGAGGAAAAGAATTCATTACCAAACGACGAGTTCGTTTGGTAATGAAACCAATGGGAGTCACTTGGGACTTAGAACGGGCTTATTCAGAACCCGAAACAAGAGTATAATATGGTTGTAAATTGGAAATAATTGCTTCTGGAATAGTCTCTGGGGTGTAGCCCTCACGTTTCTCAAGGGACATTGTAGCATATTCATTGACAGAAATTTGAAAGTACCCGGTGGGGACATACTTTTTAAATACAGTGTAAGAGGGTTTGGTCGTAATCAAATTTGCGTACGCGTTCGCATCTATATTCGAGTAGGTTACGACATTGGAAACCACGAGATTTGAATAATGTGTGATGACCTTGACATAATGATGAGGGCTATCTGTTGTCGTGACATTAGAGTATTCTAGTATAGGTGTGTACCCACTTTGTAATTCTGGGGTCAATTCATTATAGGCATTCGAAGAAATGTTGGAAAACACGTCAATCCCATCGTAGACCATGAGGTTCGAGTAGTACCCCACGGTGTTCGAAGAGTAGTAGTTACACTCCAGATAGTTCGCCTGATCTTCGACAGAGAGGTTCGAGTACTCAGCAACCGTGACATTAGAATAAATGTCGGTTGGAACGATACTCACGATGTTCGAGTAGTACGACATTTATTATAAGGGGAGGTTTTTTAAAGGCGGGAAGGGGTACAAGTCCTACGGACTTGGAACTAGGCACTCTCTAAAGTTTGAACTCTTGCTAATAAGTCTGCGACTTGCGTTTCGAGTGTAGTAACTTTCGCCTTCTCAGCTTGAAGCTGGCGGTCTACCTCTTGGAGGGCGGCGGTTGCGACCGTCCAGATGGACTCTTTTCTGAGGAACACGAAATCGTCTACCCGCTGACCATACACGAACAGCTGATTACCAGCCACCACATTACCAGACTCGTCAACAGATCCAGTCCATTCCGAGAGGTTTTCCTCTACACGGACACTATGATCGTCCACGACCTCCGCGATATTGATTAAATGTTCCGTATCATCCTTATCAAACACCTTCAAGACCATCGCATTACTCTCAAGGTCGGAAGTATCAAAGTTGGTGAAGGTAATCACATTAGAAACTGAAACATTCGCAGTCTCGTAAATGTTTGGGATACACTCCCTTCGTGTCTGTGTAGCATACGGGAGAGTATCACGAACCTCTTGGGCGATGAAACCCCACACGGGGTCGGACCCTCGCGCTGCTTCGTCTCGATATTTGTATCGCTTTGGTTTCAAAAGTCGTATCGTTGTGAGTGCTTCATCATCTTCAACGTCAACGATTTCCTTCTTGATGCGCTCGTCGGAGGCACCCAAAGTGCCGTTCATACTGATAATCGAGTTGTTCGTCGCTATCGTCTTGTTCGAGAATATGCCGAGGTCGTCAGAATTAACAGAGGATGACCAACCCGAGCCAGAGGTAACAGGCGAAATACCATAGTAGAAATATGTTCTGGCATTGCCACCAGTCAATGAACCCCCAACACCGAAAACAGTCAAAGGAGCGTGAGGGGTCGTCGACCCGACACCGACGTTGCCATTATGGTCGATACACATCCTTTCGTCATGATCAACGCCGGAATTTGTAAAAAAAGCTAAGCGAGTGTCACCGCCACCACTTCCGGTGTCACATACCGCACCTACCGAAGCCGCGGGACCACCAACACCGGACCCCGATCCATCTGCAGTTGCGAAGGATAATAAGGCGTAGGGTTCGGTTGTACTCCAATCTGAACCTCCACCCAGTTCATTAGATATTTGTAATACGGTTGGAGTTGGACTCGCTCGAGTGCCACCATAATGTGTAACTTCGAGTGTTGGTGAACCTTGAGCAGCTTGTCCACTGTGGAATTGAATTAAACGATCTGCATCATCACCGGAGGTTCTCCATTGCTGACCACTCGGACCAATTCGCGCTGTTCCTCGTACATCCAACTCTGCCTTTGGAGCGGAACTATCCCCGAGACCTATTCCAACTCGCGTCTTTTCAAAACTGACGACGTGGTGACCCTCATCGCACCGACCCATATTGTAGAGAGTTCTCACTTCATCTCGGGTGAGACAGCAGTCGTAAAGTTTGAAATTGGAAATTCTCGATTGACGACCTTGGTGGGTAGCGTTTTCATTTACCGAATCACCAAATAGACGCACGACACAATTCTCATCGGGTAAAACTGGTGCCGTCCTGGCACCGTATCCAGCATTCTCTCCATTTTTGTATACATACAAAGTAGATCCGTCATATGTCATAGCTAAGTGGTACCACTGACCCATGTGACTGTTGTGAGTCGTCCATTCTTTAAAAATGAGATTCTGACCCTCTATACTCGCGTAGAATGTCCCTTCAGTGAGACCTGCGTGATTGTAAACTAATGAGATTTCGTTACCAGAAGTGGAACTCAATCCCGTTTGAGTTCTGTCACCTAAGCCGAATATGAATCCATAAAGACTTGAAAGATCAAATTGACCCATATTTGCCCATACACTCATAGAAAACTGGGTGTTGAATCGAGAACCGTTTGGTATATAGGTTTCGATCCACTGAGTTGCGTCATTCGCCGAACACTCGAACGATTTATCGGATGGATTATAAACCACTCCCACCATTTTCGCGTTGTATCCGTTACCCGACGTATCTTTTACGTAACCATATTCTACGGGACTCGTCGAGGTGGTATATTCCACGACGAGTCGGTCACGCCTCGGTGTATCGTCGGTGTCAAAAGCAGGACCAATCCTAGGAACGATGAGATTCTTCGTGAGAGTCAAGGTCCCATCGTGAATGGTACTCGACGCTTTTTCGCGGATACCGTACAGTCTTACATTTTTAAGGGTGGTATAAGCATCCGCGACGATCGCGTGGTACTTGTAATAGTTGGGGTTATCGAGGTTCTTAATCTCTATGTGGTTGGTGTATCTAAAAGCGATTCCCGCGACGTTCGAGGTGGCCTCTTCACGGGTAGGCGCCGTGGTAATCTTGGTCCAGTTCTTATCGTCGTTACTTCCCCAAATACTCTTGATGTTCGAGGGCATCGAAAAGATGCGGACGCGACCGGAATCACTCCCGTTGCTAGAATTGAAACGAAATTCTCCTGAGACGATCGCCGAACCATCTCTAGAAATAGCCACACATCTCGGTGTGTGTCCTATTTCGGTATCATCACTGACCGTAGAACTGATACCTATGCTCGTATACGGTTCTCTTCTAAACCAATTTTGTGAAGAGTCATCATACTCCCACGTGTATAAACGACCGTTATTAGCCGAAGTTGTACTGTCATCTCGAGCACCCACGATTATCCGTTTTCCGTCACCGGATAGATTTACAGACGAACCAAATTCGTCATCTGTGTTGTCTTTATTGTAGAGGTTTCCGGCTTGAGCCCATGCCGAACCAGTCCAGTGATACACCTGTACTATACCACCGTTATCAGAAAGCGCACCATCGGCAATATCACCGTTTACTAAACCAAATGCAATCACTGTACCATCGTTATTTATCGCTACAGCTTGTCCAAAACCGTCTTGGTCTGTTCGTGAAAAAGCGGGATTTGTACCTGAAGCACCACGATTTACCCATGTTGACCCGTTCCATATATAGATCCATGCGGCGCTCCGCGCGCCTGACCAAGCGCCACCTAAAATAATACAGTTTCCATCTTCGGACATATCAGCTGCGTAGCCAAGATGGTCATCTGCACTACCAACTAAGAAGTCACCCTTCTTGGACCACGCACCATTTGAATACGTATAAATTCGAGCCTGTCCAGCATCTGTACCAGCGGTAGCATCATCATAGTTTCGAGCGGTCATGAGTATAGTTTTACCATCGTACGAAAGTTTGAGTCCTTGGCGGCCGAGTTGATCTGAGTTGGATGAACCCACAAAAACGTCGTTTCGAAGCGAAGAAGAGTTCGTTCCTATATTAGTTGTTTCGGAGCCGGAATCTGGTAAAATAGTCCATGTAGAACCATTGAGATAAAACACGCGAACTACACCTCTATCTGTATTACCATCAGGATCTTCGAATGGTGTACCTGCTGCTATTGTGTTACCATCTCCCGATATAGCGACTGTGTATCCAAGATATCCTTGTGTGGGTGAAGACTGCCCCCCTGTTATAGTATTACCAACTTGAACCCATGTAGATCCATCCCAATCGTATACACGCACTTCACCTATCGGAGACGAAGAAGTTTGATACGAGCCAGCAATTATACGCGTACCGTCATGGGTACAATCGACGGATATACCTAAATTCGTAGCTGCTTGTGATCCAAAAATGTCACTCCCAATCTGTTGCCAATACGGGTTCGACTCAATCTTAGCCTTCTTAAGACTTATCGATTGTGGAGTTTGAATCTTGAGCCACGCCCCGTAATCAACTTCTTCGGACATTCTGGTATTTCTTTCCGGAACACTTATCCAATTCCTATCACTCATAAAGGCTCTGTACGCGTGAACATCTGTACGTAGTGCATGGTCATTAGTACCGAGAGATCTATCATTCTCACCTCTGTAACTAGAACTTACCTTAATAATCCCCTGTCCATCTATGTGAGTATCATTGGAAACGAGTTCGTGTGCAGGAAACATCTCCAAAGTGTGGGGTTCATCTAGGACTGCGAGGGCGCCCTCAGGTTCGGTCGTGCCCACACCTACGCGACCTTTGTAGAAGGTCATCGAGGATTTCTTGTGCCCGAACACATCTTTTTGCGCATCGTAAATCTCTTGGATCCGCTCCTCACCCAAGTACTGGTCATAGACCCTAAAGTTCGCCACCTTACCCGCGAAGGGACCACCCACGATGGCAGGGGTTTGGGTATCTTCTTCTGTGCCGAGAAGTTCTATGTTTTTTATGTGAAATCGAAGACCATTACCATCAATACTTCTTATTACGACGGCGTGATACTTAAAATAATTTGAGTTTCCAGATATAGTAAGCGGTGCTACGTTATTTGTATAAGTACTTGTAGTTTGTTGAGCGATTAAAGTCCAACCCGTAGTAACGGTGGGTGCAGAATTTTTTCCAAGAAGAGCGATACTACCCGGACTTCTTGCAGTGGTCCCACCATCACGTGTTAAATTAAATCCTGTGATTTTGAGCTTGTTTGGTGATTCTAATATAACGTATTCTCCACCGTGTGCCGTGCTAGACGTATCAGTGAGTCCGCTTGATGTAGTTTCTGCACCCGAACTGTTGTATCTTTCGTCGGATTTCCAGAAAGTTGAATCATTTTCATCGAATATATGCCACGCACGATTACCATCGGCGAGAGTCTCATTACTCGCCGTCACTACATACCCACGTTGTGCGTACCCCGTCATCGTGATGTGCGGATACTTGAGCACCCGCGTCGGCTCGGGGAATCTGGTTAGGTCACCTTCCTTGTGGCCGTATAATTTGAGACTCACGATGATAAATTCCCGGTCACCACTCGTCGAACCGAGTTTGGTAACCAAAAACTTTATGTATTTGTATCCCTTTGTAGCATTAACTGCATGTTGCTCGATGTTTGTTCCACCAGTAATCATACCATTATTGCCATCATTCACCCCCGTTCGTGTTGTAAGAAGATCCCAATTCGTATCATCATTACTCCCTAAAATGACATAATTTTCTGGATTGTGTGGAACATAGTCGGCAACTGGTGTACCACCGTGGATTCGTATATGGTTTAATACAAACTTAAACGGAAATTCGATTTTTCCCCAGCTTCCGGAATGTGTCGTACCATTCGTATCGGTAACATTCTGACCCGGGTTACCCCTCGCAAAACCCGCTTGGTATGAACTAAGTCCGTCCCCAGAACCGGGTTGTGAAAACCAAGCGCTACCCGCACTATCGTCACGATCAAACGCCTTCCATATTTTTGCCGTTCCATCATGATCGGCGTCTGTACTTAATACATACCCACCAACCCGGTAATCCGTCATGGGGAACGGTGGGTACAATCCAAGTGTATCTTCAACTGGGACCTCCTCAACCTTCCGTCCATCCATGTAGGTCACCTTGGACCCACCTTCACCTTGGTACGCGTAGGTCACGTTGTGCCAGGTGTTCGCAGCGATTTGGGTATCGTCAACCTCGAGGAAACTCTTGTCGTACCCGGAGCCTATGGTGAAGAGCTGTTGGGTCGAGGCATTGGCGTCCAAGTTTGAGGAATTCACCCACATGGAAACCGTGTGTGGCGCATCACCCTCGAAGCCGAGGTCACCCGTGGTCACATTACTCTCTGTAGAGCCGTTGAGGGTCCAATACTTTCCCGTCGAATCGTACGTGGCGTTATGGTGGACCACAGAAACGGATGATCCGGTCACGAGATTGTTCGAGTTGTTATCACCAGGTATGAACTCATCCCCATCGAAATACATCACGTAATTGTTCGACCGAACGGAATTGAACGTCGACTTGATGGTCGTGTCTAGGGAAAGGTCACCAGAGGTTTCACTAGGTTCATCACGTCCATATAATTCTAATTCTTGAACTAACACGACAGTCCCTCCGTTGTTTGCTCTTACCACCAATCTATGATATTTGTATGCGGTAGTGTTTGTAAAAGATACAGTTGCCATGGTGGATATCGTCGGACCGGCGCCAGTTGATACAAATTCGGGTTCCACTTCACCAGCGGGATCTATTGATACCCAATCCGTACCACCTGTATTACTACCCAATAATATAACCTTTTTGGGTCTAAAAAGATTGGCGTTTTCTTGGGCCCAAATTACATATCTCGAGACAATAATTTTGTGGGGTGATTCAAGTTGTATATAACTTCCTCTTTTAGTTGTACTATCGGCGAGTGTTGTAACTGGACCTGTGGTTGTATCCGCAGTACTTCCGTAGTACCCATGATTACCCGTTTGCCACCTATTAAGATCACTTCCATTCACAAAAAATTTATTATCAAATGCCTTATAAGCTTTACACTCTGTAATTTGACTATCCGCCGTTACCGTATACCCCGCTTGTGTGTATGTATTAGTAGTATCGTTCCTATCCATTTTCGAAGCGTCAAAAACAATTTCGGGATACTTTTTCAAAGGCACCTCCTTTGGATCCCTCCCATGAGGTCCCGTGTACTCCGCGAGAACATTGGAACCCACCTTGACCTGAGCGTTCGCAGTGAGTGTGATGTTCCCACCAATCTCGACGTTTGCTGTGGTTGTGAAACCAGTGGTAGCATTCGCGAATTGAATAATATTAGAAGTCGTGTTACCTACATTGGAAACGGAGGCTAGATCAAAGCTTGGGCTGACAAGAAGATTGCCAACCTTCACCTTTTGTGCAACCAGGTTTCCTGAAATACTAACGGCATCCAAATCTGTAGTACTCACATGAAGTTTATCACCTACCGAAAAAGTCTTGGTAGGTGCTGAGTTAGCTACACTAATTTTCTGGGTTGCCCTAAATTCACTGGCACTCAAGATGGCATTCTGCACCTCAAGAGTTCCTGCCGGTGTATCAATGATAGGCATTTATTATAAGAGGAGGTTTTTTTAAATGAGGGGAGACGAACTTTAGAAACTCGGTTCAGTTTGTAAAGTTTGTTTATTTTTCATGTACGACACTTACAATGTCGGGAAAGTACACTCAACCTGTCTCGCCGTAGAAACGGCATTCGCTTGGTCCGTAAGGGCACCAGAAGCATCGAGATACCTAAGTTCGTGTACGATTGTCTTAGTTTGAGGGGTATAGAACGATTGAAGGTTAGAAGTAACCGCCGGTACGCTTTGAATAGTATATTCGGTCCGTTGTTCGGGGGTGAGTTCGGCGTATTGTTCGACTCGAATGGATGAGTTCGATGCTTCATGATAAAATGATGTGTACGCGGGAGTTACGATATGCGCCGTATCGAGGGCTTCGTAGGCATTCGAGGTAATGTTTGAGTACTCCAATGTCTCAACCACTGAAACATTGGTGTAATGCGTCACAATCTTTGTATAGTTCTCACCATGAAAATTAGCATCATACAGATCCGAGCCAATATTGGAGTAACTCAAAACTGGGGTGAATCCTTCAATTTCTATTTGGGATGTATTACTCTTCGTGATACCTGTAAAATTACTTTGGGCGTCCGCTTCCAAATTAGAATATTCAGCAATTTCCACATTCGTGTAAACATTCACACCATCGTACACGACAACATTAGAATAGTAGGACACCACGTTCCCTACGTAGTGTGATATGGTATTTGAGCTCCAGTATACGTTCTCAGTGTAACCCTCCTGAGCCGTTTCACTCGTATTGACCACATTAGATTCGGTCACACTCACAATATTGGAGTAGTACGTCTCTGTAGTGGACTCCGAAAAGTCACAGGCATCCTTGATGGTCACAACAACTGGTGAACCCTTGGTGAAATACCCAGAGATGTTAGAAGCTACAAGACTATCACCCACCTGAAGGGACCCTTTCTCGTTAGTGACCCAAAGCTTCATGGAACCACCTTCTTTGGGAGTCACCAGAGTTGGAAGATCACGGAGGGTCTGTCGTTGATCGAACCAGCCCTGCTGTACCGCTAAATTCGAGTGAGGATAATCGAGAGTAGCATACCTATCAGTGTGATCGAGGAGAGCGTTCCGCTTGGTGCGAAGTTTCTCGAGGGATTGAGCGTCAGTGACTTCTTGAAGTTTGGCTTCGAACTCCTCCTTTGGGGGTTTTTCATAGCCTTCGGGAAATTTTATAGATTCCCATGTAAGTCCCCATTTATACCTAGGTGGAACAGTATCCAATGCTTTTATAGTCTGTTCAATGAGACGAGATTTTTCTAAATTGGCGAGAATCTCCCCGTTCATAGTTATATTAAGCACCTAAAAAAGTTAGCGAGAATCCGTTGTGGGGAGAAGATGCCTGTCCATACAATGCACCACTGCAAATTGTGTATATGAATTGACCGGCGGCAAAGTCATCAACACCGGATCCAACAACTTGCATCCACGTACCCTCCCCGCTTCCTTTATCGTGATAAGGCACGTGTTTAGTAAACGAGCCTCCAGATGTAGATGCAATACTGTTCTTGTATAGACTCATGTTTGAGGTACCACCAAATAAACCATAGAATGTAAATAAATACTTACCGGTATATGGTATTCTGTAAAAACCTGTGGTATTAGGGAGATCCATAAACTCCTGTGATCTGCTATAAATCCCGTCCCAAACGGTAACGTCTCCAGCTGATTCGCTAGTCTTAAGATACACTGAAAAACCAACATATCGTCCAGGGACGAAATTGTTGTTTACGTAAAAATCACCTTGCACTTCCAAAGCCCCCTTTGGTGCCACCCCATCCGCGAGACCTATACCGACCCGGGTTTTCGAGAAGTTCACCACATGGTGACCCTCGTCGCACCGACCCATATCGTAGAGAGTCTTGACCTCTTCGGCAGTGAGGGTGCAGTCATATATTTTAGGATTCGATTGGTATCCCTTTAAAATTTCAGTGGAGCTGGCACCCGGACGGTATCCTAAATTTATAGCGGGGTTATCCTCCATATCCAAAAACGAAGGATCGGCGCGTTCCTCCACGGCCAAGCGACCATCTATATAGATGCGCTGAAAACCGCCGCCATATGTCGCAGCAACGTGCCGCCATTGTTGGGATTCACCAAAAGTCGTAGGGGTTGTTAGATAATCACCACCATAATGATACAAAAGATATGCAGTACTGCCATTCTGCATTCTAAATCCAATCATTTTACCGTTAGCTGAAGTGCCTATAGTAAAAAATACAGCGGCAGAGTTATCATTTGTCATTCTTACCCACGTGGATAAACTGTATGATTTATTTAAAGTACTACCTTTCAGACCCATTGCGTTACCTGATATGTAATCATCCGTCCCATCAAACACAAAAGCCCTCTCCGTACTATCATACGACCCCCCACCATAGAACATCCCATCGAACCCCCTCCCCGATGTATCCCTTATACGCCCCTCGACTATGGGATTCGTCGAGGTGTTGTATTCCAAGATGAGTCGGTCCCGACGGGGTGTATTATCCGCGTCGAGGGCCGACCCAATTCGGGGAACGGTGAGGTTTTTCGTCAAGGTCATTTGGCCATCGTGGAGGACAGATTGACCCTTCTCACGGGTCCCGAAGAACTTGAGTTCACCCAGGTTCGGTGCGTAATAATGGTTACTGTGTGTGATAACTATAGCAACCGCATTTATTGGATTCGTATGTGAAAGGGTATACTCGTTGTACTTGTACGCTACCCATGAAGCACCACTGAACCCACCAATTTTGGTCCATGTGACACCGCCATCTTCACTTCCCAAGAATACCGCTGTATTGGGTGTGGTAGTCATAGTACTACCCCGGGGTAAGATATGTGCCTCCTTCAAGTTAACTTTATACGGAAACTTGAGACCATACCATATACCTCCATATCCACCGAGTGATTTATATTTGAGAGGTGCATGGCTGTCACCAGTCCCATGTGTATTAGATCCCGTGTATATCGCGGGATCAGTTAACGGGTTCGCCGCGCCAACACTTGAACCAGTCGCTCCAGCAGAGTTCAGTCTGTATGTATTTACCTGCGAATATACACCAGTATTGGGGTTTTTGTCAAATAGGACTAGTGGATTATCTGTCGCGTTATTAAAATGACTTGGGTCATCGGTAGAATATAACACTTCATATATTCCATGTCCATCTATGTAAACCTTTGAATTTTCGGGAGTGATTGGACCAATGGAAGGAATAGCTCTCGGAGGAAACTCTTCCAAGTTGTGGGGTTCATCGAGAACTGCAAGGCGACCCTCGGGTTCCGTAGTCCCCAAACCAAGGCGACCTTTCTGTAAAGTCATCGAGGACTTGGCCCGCTCAAACTCATCCTTTTGGGCATCCCAAATCTCGAGGGCTTGGTCCTCATCCACAAATTTGTCGTAGACCCTAAAGTTGGTCACCTTGTCGATGTTTCCACCACCAATCTGGATGGGAAGGCTCTCGTTTTCTTCTACACCAAAGTATTGAAGTCTATAGATTTGTATCGAACGACCGTTACTACCTCCTCCAGTTGAGTCAGCTTCAGTGACCTGTAATACCAAATACTTGTAATAATTTGAGGTAGTCACAGGTTCTGTAGTTTGGCGTTTATTCCCTGGTGACACGGTAAGAGTTGTAGTAAATTCCGGTTTTACAACCTGCCAATTTGTATCATCATTAGAACCATACAGTATAGCTTTTTTAACAGCTTCATGTGCCGGTGCTGTGATCATGAAAATTGAACTCACCTTTATTTTATGAGGAAGTTCTAACTTAATCCATTCACCTTTTTGAGTTCCACCGGGTGGAAATACAGCCGCATCTGTAGTGGGAACTCCTGTACCACCTGTATATTTATTCGGAGACTCATTGTTCTGCCAGTGCCCACCAGGGACGCTAATGCTGTCGTTAAATGCCATCCATCCCTCTCTCTGGTTGCGTGGAGAGTACTCACTACTCACCGTAACTTTATACCCTCTCTTCACTGGACCATCGGTGAGTTCTATATGTGGATACCTAAGCACCCTGTTCGGTTCGGGAAAACGAACTATGTCACCTTCCTTGTGTCCGTATATTTTTACATTTTGTGCGGCAAGGTATTCATTACCACCACCCTTTGTAGTGATTATCCTAACATATTTGTATCCGATTTGGGAAACACTTCCACTTGGAATTAATGGAAGTCCGGGGTCATTGACGTCCGGACCTGAAATACCGTCAAAATCGTAAATCTTATACCACTTTACCCCGTCATTACTACCAGCAACAATACCAGCATAAGGCGTACCAGTAGCGACGCCGTTTACTACAACTCGTGATTGCCACCTTATAAAGTCTACTTTTAATCTGTGTGGCATCTCAAGTTGTAACCACGCACCCTTGTAACGTGTACCTTCTACAAGTGTCCCTTCTCCTGCTCTATTATACGCGTGCTGATCAAGTCCCCAAGATGTAGAATATGCCGCCGCTTTAGTAGACCAATATCCAGTTCCTGAGGCAGTATTAGTGTCATCATCAAACGCTTCCCATGCCGCGTAATCAGAGCTATATTCTTCGGATGCGCTTACCACATACCCACCTTGTGTGTACCCCTTCAGTGCGAAGGGTGGGTAGTCCCCATATGTATCTTTGACTTGATCCTCGGCCACCTCGCGTCCATCAAGGTAGGTTACCCGAGAGCCACCTTCACCTTGGTAGGCATATGTGAGGTTGTGCCATGTATTGGATTGGAGTTTTAAATCGGGTGTGAGGTGATGTGTAGTATCTTTATCATATACGTATATTGAACCTGTGGTAGTACCCGGTGGGTCATCGTCATTTTCCATTCCCACGATAATTCTTTTCCCATCACCGCTCATGGCGACACTATTACCAAAATGATCGCTCGCAGCCGTGTCGTATGCTTTAAGTTTCACAAGCTGATTCCATGATGAACCATCGTACTCAAATACATAGGCTGCACCACTATTAACCTCAGTCTCGTCTTCATAACGCGCCCCCACGATAAGCTTAGTTCCATCCGTGTTAAAAGCAGCGCTGGTTCCGAACTCGCTGCTGCCCTGTTTATCTGATGCCTGAATTTTCTGTTCTGTTCCCCAAGATCCACCACTGTAAGTGTAGACATATGCTGCACCAGCGGCACTACCCCCTGTATCCGATTCTTCGGAGCCTACGACAATCTTTGTACCATCGGAGTTAATATCGACACAGTATCCAAATAAATCACCGGCCGCTATATCTGATGCCTGAATCTTCGCCTGTTCAGACCAAGAGCCACCACTATAAGCAAATACATACGCGGCTCCAGCATTAGTAGCGGCTCCATCCGAGGCATTGAGATCATGATATGGTGCCCCTACGACAACCTTCGTTCCATCATTGTTCATGGCAACTTTCCACCCTAATTCAGCGTCACCACCACTGGAAGCATCATGTGCCTGAAGCTTCGCTTCTTGGCCCCAGGATCCACCACTGTAAACAAATACATATGCTGCACCAGCATTAGATGCTCCTGTATCTTCATAAACTGCTCCCACGATAATCTTCGTTCCATTGCCACTCATAGCGACACTGGCACCGAAACGGTCACTACCCTGAGCATCAGATGACTGAATTCTTCCAGTAGACACCCCTGAAACAGTATCGAGGGTCCAAGTTCCATTACTGTATGAATATACGTAAGCTGCTCCGCGGTCAGCTCCACCCGAATCATCATACCATGCCCCCACGACAACCCTATTACCGTCATTACTTATATCGACATCTCGACCAAAGCCTTGGTCACCGGTACCCGAAACGGGTGTGGGTGCACCTATTCTATAACCATCATCCCATTTTCCATTAGTGTATGTGTATATGTAGACGGCACCGTAGTTCGATGCCCCTCTATCCTCACCTGGGCATCCCACAATCATCCTTGTTCCATCGGAGTTAATAGCACATGATTGACCGAAATTAGAGTTGGTCGTAGTTCGTGAACCAGCGATAATCTTTTTCACAGTTTGATAGTTGTCACTAAATGCCGCACTGACGTGATCTAACCTCTCCTCAGTACCTAACGATAATATACAAGAGTTAGACGCATTTGACATCAAGTTCGAGGAATTGAACCACACCGAGACGGAGTGAGGGGCATCACCCGAAAGGAATGTATTGGCTTCGATGGTGACATTAGATTCGACATTCCCCGAAAGTTCCCAATATTTCCCCGCACTCACATAGGTCGTGTGTGTGTTGGAGATGTTTGAATCCAAGAGACCTGGAACACGATTCGTGAAGGTCTCACCTAATTTCCCATCGACGTACACGTTAGCTCCAGTTGTTTGGGGTGTGTTCATTATGGATGTGAAGGTCGTATCAACGGAAGTGTCCCCACCTTCTAAAATTTTACTACCGTAGATTTTTAATTCACCGATACGAACGTTGGGTTGATCACTATTAAGTTGTGTAACGACTATAGCTACAAATTTATAACCTGTAGTATCCTCAATCTCATGAGAATTACCAGATCTAGAAGGTGTTTCACCGGAAACACTCTTTAATTCAGTCCATGACGAACCCGTCGCCGAACCATATATCTTATAAGATTTGGGAGCTTTGTTTATATCATCGGGATAGAGGGTAAATTTAGTAACTTTAATTTTATGTGGTAATTCGAGTTTTAACCATTCACCATAGGCTGTACCAGTTCCCAATTGATGTGTTGTCCCAGTATAAGAGTTTACAGGATTAGTTCCGTTGTAATGTGCACCATATTTAGATGACCACCCGTTCACGATAGGTCCACGGTGGGATGGCCGAACAATATCAAGGGACCCGCTAAAGTCCCTGGACCCGAGTTGTTCACTGGACTCGGGGCGTGTGTTCTTTTTAGTTGTTATGTTATCAAATGCGTTCCATGATGCGTGCTTATGGGCTATGTCATTTTCTATCCATGTATTCATGTGGGAGGTTGTAATATTACCCGAAGCACCTTTTACAAAATACATTGTTGCACCTACTTTAAGCGTATCGAACCATATTGCGAGGTGATCGGTGTCTTGGATGGTTGTAGTTACCCCAGCTGTGAAATTGGTACCACTCAAGGTTATGGCATCATTATAACTTTTTAGTTTAGGAATTAAATAGGTGTAAAAAGGGTCGGTATTTAGAGCGTTACCAGAGTTCGTCCTGTTAAAGTTATAATTTAATGGACCCCAAGATGCATTATATCGCTTATCTTCGTTTGTTGTGGTGCTGTCTGAACCCAGGTTACCGTACATACCAATGGTAAATTGGAAGTCGGCGTCACTGCATTCAACATCAAGTTTGAATATACCCTGTACAAGCCAACCATGTTTTATAGTGAACGTTTTACCATGATGTGTCTGTGTTTCGCTATATACAAACTCATTTGGACCATTCAAAAACCCAAATTGGATGTGCGATGCCGTTTGGTCGGCAGGATTATAAATGTACCACATACCCCACTCATCACAAATGTCGTCACCCAAGTCGGCCCAAAAATATCTCGTACCGGTTGGGGTTAGTGCCCCCGAACTTTTGGGGTTCGAACCCGATGGAATTTCCGCGTTCCTTCCACGGGGTGTATTCGCACCCGCCGCAGTAGCTTGCATTCCCTTGATACCATATGAGCCATCCGCATTGGTTAAATCTTGTGCCCCTGTCAACAACTCATAACCCTGACTACCCCTTAGATCTTTAGAATTTAGAAGTCCGATTTCCTGACTACTTGATGTCACCGTATATCCCGCTTGAATATAGGTATTAGTCGAATCATTAAATTCAAACTCTCCATCCTCAAATGCGATTTCTGGGTACTCTTTAGATTCTGTACCATCCCGTTCATGAGGCCCACTTTGGTCCACGACGGTTTCACCACCGGTCACGGCTTGTTGGGCCATCGCCACCTTCCCTCCATCGATGGAAAAGGATTCCGTGAACAGTTGCCAATCTTGGATGGCAACGTTAGAAGCTGCGACAGTTTGAGTGGCAACAAGGGCATACTTTTTGAACTGTTCGGTAGCATCAACCGTGATTGTTTGAACGTTTGAATTTGTCACTGGATCGCGATCTTTCCAGTAACCTATTTCAGTCCAAGTAAGATCATTGTTAGTTGCGTAAAGGTTCGCCTTTTCGGGGAACTGTTCACGTGTTAAGGGAGTCAATTTCATGTGACGAAGTGTGGTTTTATACGGGAACTCGATAGCGAGCCAGTCACCACGCTGCGTGGGGTGTAAATTGGAAAGTTGGGTAAGATTGTTTTCATGGAATACGTTATCCCCCCCATAATAGGAAGATTCTAGGTTACCACTCACCCAAGCATTCGCGGTGCCATCAAAGGCATTGAAAGTATTGGAATTTGTAGCCAAGTTTGAAGTTGTAAGAGTGTATGTTCCATGATTTGCCACGGTAATAGTGTTTGAAAAGATGTCCGAAGGAGGTTGCTCAGATACGACGGCAAACTTATTCATGAAAGTTCCCGAAGAATCTAAGAGTTCACCAGTGGTTCGGTCATAGGTTACAATATTCGCAGCCACGTCAGCAACGCGAAGGGTATCTACGAAAACATTGCCATCAAATTTAAGACGATCTGTGATCTCTACATTTGCTGTACTAATGAGGGTTTGGGCGGTGATGTTACCAGCCGCGGTAATATTGGAGCTAGCTACAAGACTCGTAGTCCCATTTTGGAATTGAACGACGTTGGTTGTACCATTGCTAGTACTGCATACATCATTTAACCCATATGCGGGAACAATTGAGAATACACCCATGTTGATATTACTCGCCACAACGTTACCGTGAACAGTTAAAACGTTGGCCCCCGTATCATTTACGTGAACATTAGAACCAATACTTAAGTTATGAGTAGGGGAGGTATTTTGTATACCAACATTACTATCGGTAATAACACCCGCACCTCCATATCCAGAAGCTGAACTAAATTTTACAACATTTGCAGACACGTTACCTTGGTTTACAATGGACTCAAAAGTTGTCGCAATATTCGACAGAAGACCACCATCACCCTTGAACCGGGTTGCGAGAATACGACCATCCACTTGCATTACACTTTCTCCGGCAGATTCATTAGTGTTGTTATCTATACGAATCTTATCACCTATACTCAGTGTATGAGTGGGAGCGGTATTTTGTATACCAACGTTACTATCTGTAATTATACCTGTACCCGAGTATCCAGATGCAGAACTAAATTTCACAACATTAGATACTGTGTTTCCCTGGTTAACGATATCACTTAGGGTTGTAGCGATGTTGGAAAGAAAACCACCATCACCAACGAAAAATGTTGCTCCTACATTACCGGTAATGTCAAGGACGTTTGAAGCCGCGCCATTTGCCGTCAAGTAAGAGGAACCCGAAGGCCCCACATGTAGGTTACTTAAAATCTCGACCTCACCAGTAAACGTCTGGATATTAGTCTTTACCATTTGTTATAGTATGATACTTTTTTTCTGCCGAAAATCTTATACACTTGGAGAACATATAAGATTTTTGTGTGGTTATATTGATCTAATTTAGTAGCCAAAAGTAGCCAGTGTTGTGGAAGTTCCACCAACTCTTTCAACAACAGATACTACACTTCCATCCGAATTTGAAGACATATACTCTATGAAAACGTCATATCCATCCTGAGCATCTAGAGCGTTACTAGTGGTTAGAGTTACTTTGTTACCCGTTGTGGTAACAGTTGGACTCCAAGGATTTGTGTTTGTTTGATCACCAAAGATATTCTTTGTACCTATGGCTATATTTTTAGTGGGTGTGTTACCACTCTTACGTCCTCCCGAAACTTCTAAAATCATTGTACTCATATCTTCATCACCATCTATGAGTTGTGCAGTAATTTTCGCATAAAAGATATTTGATGTGAAATTGATATCAACTAGGGGAGTTACACCACTACTAACAGTTCTAGAAACACTGTATGTCTTTTTAGTTACACCTCCAGTATTTGTAATAAGGCCACCAGTTACATAGACATTGTTACCTACAGTAAGGTTTGAGCTTACATACGCATTTCCTGCTACATGTAACTTGGCCTCTGGTGTTGCGGTGTTAACACCGACACTTGTTTCTGAAGCGTCTACGTATAGGATGTTGGAACCAACCTTTAGGTCACCTCCACCAGTTACACGCACCTTTTCATTATTGTTCACGGAAAGGCGAATGTGTTGATTTGACTTTGTATTGATATGTGTAACACCCGTGGCAGTTTGTTTAAGTGCGTAGTTAGTAGATGTGTTATTATCAACGTGTGCAAACGTCGCATGATTAGTCTCACCCGCAAAACCAACCGCGGCGCGACCAAAACACGAGGCTGTATCCGTATCAAACCCTGCGGTAACGTTTGATGTAGCATATATATTTCCATTGACATGAACATTAGCATCCACATTAGCATTTGTACCGAATCCAACGTTTCCTACATTGTAATAGATATCTGAACCTGTAGTCACCCAAGGAGAGGTTACAAATGGATCATTGTCTTCAAATAAAGTTCCCGTAAACTTGATATCACCTATGACGGTTAAAGTTTTATTGGGCTCTGTGGTTCCGACACCAACCTTATTATTTACAGCATCTACATGGAAAGTTGTTGTATCTACAGTGACATTTGAAGAAATGTATGAATTACCCGTCACTTGAAGATCATAGGTGGGATTTGCGGTTTTGATACCAGCCTTACCAGATGTTATGAGACCTGTATTTGTGTTTGTAAATTGAACAGTATTTGATGTTGTGTTACCATTAGCTACTACGGCACCGAGAGTTGTAACAAGACCGGTGAGGGTGCTACCATCACCATAGTACTGAGCCGCATAAACATTACCAGCTACACCTAGACCACCGGCAATTTTTGCTGCACCCGTAGAGGTAGAAGTAGAGATAGTTGTGTCAGTTACATTGAGGCTATCCACCTCAGCATCTTCAAAGTTTACATGGGTTGCGTGGATGTCACCCGACACTCCTACACCACCCGCCACCTTTAGGGCACCAGTTGTTTTAGATGAAGTCGCAGTTGAATCTTCTACTGTTACACTATCAGCTGTTACATCTTCAAGATTTGCGTGGGTTGCGTGAATATCTCCCTGTATTCCCACACCACCTGTAACCTGAAGAGCACCCGAAGTCTTATTAGTTGCGGCTGTAGTGTTTTGAATGACCGCGCTATCGAGGGTCGCATTCTCAAAATTCACATCACTTGCGTGAATATCACCACCCACACCTAAACCACCTATAATAGTGACAGCACCAGATGTCTTATTCGTCGAAGCCGTGGCATCCGTTACTACGGAAGATTTGGATCGTGCGACAGCTACGTTTGAGTTTCCGTGAATGTCTAAGGAATAAGCGGGAGCCTTGGTAAGAACACCTACACGATTGTTTGTTGAATCCACATGTAAAGTTGTAGAATCTACTGTAAAGTCATTTTGAACTTGAAGATTACCCAAAACATCCAGGGTTATATTGTTACTATCTGCACCAATTGTTGTGTCAACATACCCATTTTGAGTATATCCTATGGATAATCTTTCTGGAGTTTCGTCACCGTGATGAGCAATAGCTATATTATGTCCGGGATATTCCATGATAATACCCACATCAAGAGCACTTTGTGTATTGTTGTTGGCGAGAGTCAATATACGATCTTGGATGACTGTATTATTTGAGTGAATTGCGATTATATCACCATTTTTAAAAATATTACCCGTAACCTGTAATCCACCAGAAATAACTATGTCACTACCAGTTTTGGTTATAATTGAATCTTCTAAGAATTTATTGGAACCCACGATGGGAAACTTGTTTACGGAAAGTCCAGCTATAGAAATATTGCTTCCTAGGGTTAAGTTTGATGTTACAGATGTATTACCGGTTACTACAACAGTATTATCTCCACCTTCATCAACGTAGAAATCTGTTCCTACACTTAGGGTGTGACCGGGGCCAACATTCGATACACCAAGTTTACCATTGGTTACTAAACTTGTATCTGTACCCGTGAATTGAATAGTATTTGAAGTTGTATTACCATTATCCGAAACGGCTTGTAAAGTTGTCACAAGACCTGTAAGAGTACTACCATCACCATAGTACTGAGCTGCGTAGACATTACCAACAACACCTAGACCACCAGCAACTTTAGCTGCGCCGGTTGTGGTAGAACTTGAAGCGGTTGTATCGGTTACAGTGAGGCTATCCACCTCGGCATCTTCAAAATTTACGTGTTTAGCATGTATGTTTTTAGCAACCCCTAAACCACCAACAATTTGTACTGCACCGGTAGTTGTAGATGATGTATCATTAGAATTCCATATTTTGGTAACACCACCAACGTTAAGTCTTTCTTGAGTACTTATACCACCAGCAACCTTGAGGGCTCCCGTGGTTGTTGAAGTAGATCCAGTGGTATTTGTGATATCCGCTGTACCATCTACTTCTATACCCGCATCATTGAGTAGTTTTAGGTTTGTGGAAGTGAGTCGTGCTCGAATACTTTGAGATCCACCCTTTATAGTAGCAAACTCGATTAGACCATCTTCCGTAGTGTTTGAAGCATCGCTTATCTTACCAGTTATTTTTGCGTAGTTCTTTTCGTTATTGTTATCATTTTTACCCTTGAATTTAATCTGACCCAAGTAGTTAGCATCCGCTCCGGTTATGTCCCTAAATAAATTAAATTCTGGACCAGCCGCGCTTCCAGCTGTTGTATCAATTACGGACACATCTCCACCAACATTTAAGTTTTCTTGAGTACTTATACCACCAGCAACCTTAAGAGCGCCAGTGCTTACACTAGTGGATGTAGTTGTATCAGTAATATTAACACTATCAGCCTCTACATCTTCTAAGTTGGCATGTGTTGCATGTATATCACCCGCTACACCTAGGCCACCTCCTACAATGAGAGCACCTGTTGTTTTAGAGGTTGAAGCTGTCGTATCAGCTACGATAACATTTGAAGACACATAAGCATTACCCACTAAATGAATACCGGCGTCAGGTGTTTTAGTGTTCACACCAATACGATCAGCTTCTACGTCAACGTGGAAAGTATCTGTATCCACAGTTAAATTAGATGACACATAGGCATTACCCACAACGTGAAGTTCTGCATCCGGATTTATGTTATTTATACCAATATGATTGGCTTCTGTATCTACATGAAGAGTATTTGTATCCACAGTTAGATTTGAAGATATGTAGGCATTACCTACGACATGAAGTTCTGCGTCCGGGTTTACGTTGTTTATACCAATATGATTAGCTTCGGTATCTACGTGAAGGGTATTTGTATCAACGGTAAGATTAGATGAAACATATACATTACCAACAACATGGAGATTTGCCTCGGGTGTTTTAGTTTCAACACCCACCGAGTTTGTAGCTGAATCAACGTGGAAAGTATCTGTATCCACAGTTAAATCTTCAGAAACGTAGGCATTACCCATCAAATGAAGAGTAGCATCGGGATAATTCGTTTCTATACCCACAAAGTGTTTATTTGCGTCTACGTGAAGAGTATTAACATCAACGGTTAAATTTGAAGATACATAGGTGTTGCCAACTACATGAAGATTTGCATCTGGTGAAGCATTATTAATACCAATTTCTTTAGAAACTGAGTCGACAAAAAGTGTATCAGTGTCAACTGTAAGATTATTCAGTACATTGAGAGTATTATTCAAAGTGGTTCCATATGTAAACTCCTTAGAATCTGCATTATACATTAACAGGTTCGAGTTGTTCACATTTCTCACGGGGTTGACGAAAAGTGCGTTTTGTGTAGTAGTATTATTGAAGCCTGCGGCGTCTGTACCACCATTTATGATAACGGATCCAACTGCTTGTGAAGTTGGATAACCCGCAAAATAACCAATGGCTATAGCACCATCACCTTGATTAAACTTACCCGCACCATCACCTATGGCAATTGATTTCTGTCCTTGATTCTGGCTACCGGCATCTTTACCTATAGCAATTGAGTTACCCGCTTGATTCTGACCACCGGCATTTTCACCTATGGCTATAGAAGATGCTGCTTGATTTTCATAAGCAGCTTTATCACCAATGGCTATGGAACTGGCTCCTTGCCCCGTTTCACCAGATCTTTCACCAATAGCCACAGCCGACTCAGCTTGGGTTACACTACCAGATTTGTAACCAATAGCCACAGAGTTTGATTGTTGACGATCATAACCAGCCCTGTAACCAACGGAAATGAGATGAGAATTTGAGCTAGCGTGAAGAGTTGTACCTGTATCTTCACCCACTAAAATTCTATTGTACCCAGAATTATCAACACGGCGAGTAGCCGCGATAGTTCCGTTTACATCCAAATCTTTGGTGGGGTTAATTTGATTTATACCCACCCGATTGGATACCGCATCTACGTGGAGGGTGTTTGTATCAACAGTGAGATTTGACGTCACATAGGCATTACCCACAACATGAAGTTCCGCGTCGGGGATTAGGGTTTTAATACCAACCTTATTAGCCCCAGAATCCACAAACAAAGTGTTTCCGTCAACGGTTAAATCCGCGGAAATACTGGCGTTACCAGTGACTCCTAAAACATTAGATCCAAATTCATCTACGAAGAGGTTTGAACCAACATCAAGACTGTGTGTGGGGTGTGTATTTAAAATACCGACATTTGATTCCGTAAAAATTTGTCCGTACACATGAACGTTAATATCCTCACTTGTAAGAGGAGTAATTATTTGACCATTAGCATTTGAGTTTGTGAAAGCGATCACAAACTCATTAGAGTTCTCTCTAAAACCCAACGCAACATTTGCATCGGGGTTGGGGCGGGTCATCACAAAACCAAGATCTAGAAGTGCATCACCAACTATGTTGTCTTTACCTATTTCTAAAATAGCATCTCTTACGGTAGTATTATTAGAATGTAAAGTTGTTACTAGACCGTTAAATGTTGTATCTCCGTCAACAACTAACTTGTTTTGTATATAAGTGCTACCCAAAACGGTTAATGTATTTGCGGCACTTGTATTTACAAACACTTTGGAACCAACAGATAATGTATCCGTGGGTGAAAGGTTTGATATACCGACATCCCCAACTGTAACAATACTTGTAGTTGCAGCTGGAATTGCGTCCGTTGATTTAAACTCAACGGTGTAGGGTGTAACATTTCCGTTTCTGGTTGCCCCCAAAAGATTAAAATTGAGAATTTCTCGGGCAATTGCGTTTGAATCCGTTAACTCTTTGGTGTCTCTGTTATACGCCAACACCATGATGTTATCACTTGCCATATCTGGATCTATACGGACAGGTGTCATATAGACGGATCCGGCAGTGTCAGCATCCAATTCAATGTCACTTGCATTGAAAACGATTGTGTTTTCTGCCTGGTCGTTAGTACAATTTTTACCGAACCTGATTTTGGTCGAACGCTCGACCGTCGGCAAGTTCT